CTAGTGTAATACTAGCTTTCATGTAATTTTCTTATGTATAAAATCGTTCGTTATGTCAATGAACTAGTTGAAATGTTTGATTTTTTAATTCCTATATAATGAATGATTTTCTGTTTTATATATGGTACCAAATCCACTTCCAGTGGATTGACCTAATCCAATATTATATAAAATTTCAGCCACTTTTTTGTTGGTATGAATACTAATATGACATAAGTTTGCCGTATTTAATACATTTTTGACTAAAACCTTTACTACTCTATGGTTATCATGTTTAGGTATTTTAATATTAAAATCAGATAAATTAAGACTTGGGTCAATTTTGGATAACTTTCTTACAAGATAATCTTTAATAATTGTTTCAATGTCAACATCGTTAAGCGTATAGAATCCATATTGTTTTTTGTTAATATATTTTTTGATGATAAATGGTGAAAGTGTTACAAAATGGTTCCACCCATTTATAAATTTCTCATCTATGAATTCAACACCACAAACCTTAATATCTTCATGAAAGCTTGTTGTATACAATCCAATTAAAATATTATTTAAAAATGCTTTCGTAAGTAAACGTCGTTCACTATCTTTGTAATTAAATAATAATAAAAGCAAATTATATGGAAAGTATTGACAAGGATTTAAGAGACAAAAAGATTATGGATTTGAATAATGAAGGTAAGAGCATTGCTCAAATAGCTACTGAGGTAGGAATGAGTAAAGGAGGTATTCATAAGGTGTTGGGTAAGTTTTTAGTTAAAGGCGATGTGGCTCCTAAAAAAGAGAATACTGTTTCCATAAAATTAAAAGGCACTGAAGAGCGATTTGAATCATTTGTAGGATGGAATAGATTGGATGTAAATGAGTATGCAAATGAGAAGACTGGCGAGGTTATTAGGGTTGCTTATGTAAAAGCTGATAAAAAAGGCGAATTTGGATATTTTGTTAAGTTAGGTAGTGTAGGTAAGATTGAGGATATTGAAGTGATTTCTGATGAAGAAGCAAGAGATAATTAAAGATTAGCCGAATTAGGTTTTGGAGATTTTATAAAAAACAAAGATTAAATACAGAGTGGATTTTGTTGTAAACGTACTTTGTGAAATTATCAAAAAATTAAAACTAAAATAATTAAGATGAAAGCAAAAGAAAAAGCGATACAGTTAGTTGATAATTACAGAATGTTATTAATGAACGAAGATACAGATTGCGGAAACGAAATACTTTGTACTATGATTGCTAAAAAATGTGCGTTGGTTTCGGTTGATGAGATATTGCATCAATTTAGATGGAGACCGTCAGTAGGGCATAGTTATTGGGAGGAAGTAAAACAACAAATTGAAAAATTATGAAACTATCAGAAGTAAAAGACCTTGTTATAAATCAAGGTTACGCAATTAAGAATGATGATACAGTTGATAAGTTGAAAAAAGTATTGAGGTTTTGTTTTCCTGATGATATTTCAACTGAAAATATTGATTCAAGTTGGAAATATTACTTTCAAGATTCAGACACTGATTTTAGTGACATGTGGTTTTGTGGTAATATTTGGCGAGGCAACTCAATCAACCTATCAGAAATAGAATTACCTAAACAAATAACAATCGAAATGGTAATTGAGTTACGCAAACAATACCCGAATAATTTAGAGTTCGGAGATAAATTAGATGAACTTTTAAATAATTAATTATGAAACAAACAGCATTAAACAAATTAATAGATTTTCTTAATGAAGAAATTTGCGAAAGACGAGATTATTCAGCTTCAAAAATGTGTGAAGTTATAAGATTGAAAATAGAAACTGAACTTTTAGAAGAAGAAAAAGACATTATTACAGAGGCATATTCACAAGGAAGAATTGACGAAGAAACACGATTTCCATACGCAATAGATGGCGAAGATTATTTCAATTTAGAATTTACACAAAGCTCGGAATAATATATTTGTTAACGTTCCCACGCTTGGCTTAGTGCCGAGTTATGAAAACAATAATTTCTAATTAAAAATAAACGTGATGAAAAACGATAAAAACGAAAATAAGGCATTGAGCCAAACGAGTGTTAGCGGTAGTTTTTTTGAAATACTTGATACTATACACGATAATTTAATTGATAAAGGATATGATTGTTTTAATTCTGATGGTTCAGTAAAAGAAGTTGACGAATATAAACTTAATTTTAAAATTGTATCTGATGAGTTGAAAAAGTATTGCATTAAAACTGAACTTAAAAAATTACTTCAAAATAAATTAATTGTAAATGGTTTTGAAATTAGTCAAGTTAAAAACTCAGATGGTAATCATTTACATCCGCAATTTTTACAATGGCAAGCAAAAGATTTATTTAGTGATTCAATATTCTTTGGTCAAAATAAAAAAGAATGTGTTAGTTGGTCTGAAAATTACCGCTAACGTTTACAGCTATGTTTAGTTGCTGATTTTGAAATACTAAACTATCAAATTATATATAATTATGAACGAAGAGCAAAACTTAAATAACGCAGATAATCAGCAATTAAATATAGCCGGTGTTAGCAAACGTAAATATTGGTATCGTGCTGATGTCGAAGTATGTGTGTTATGTGGTAAAGAAACTCACAACAAGGAACGAGTTTACAATGAAAGTGAGAAAGGAACATTTTGGAAAGAAGATGCTTGTTGGGGGCATTTCTGATTTATGTTTGCTAACTAGTAAATATACGCAACTAATTTATGCAACTAACTATTACACAAAGATTTAAAATATACGAAAATATCGTATGTTTGAGTGATGGATTTTTATATCAATTAGAGCATTGTCCTAAAAAGCGAACCAAAGTATTTAGAAAGTTAACCTACAACGAAATGGGAAGGCAACAAATAATCGATGCTTATCACAGAGGTTATGCCAATGCAATATCTATTCCTAATAAAGAATACAATCCAGAACAATACTACAACAAAACATTTAACAAATGAGTACACAAGAGTTTTACGACAAACACAAAAATAACGGAGGGGATTTATCTAAATGGGATGGTTCACTTCAAGAAGTACCACAACCCAAACGTGAGCCGAATCCATCGCTTAAACGGCTCAATTATAAATTTGTAAATCAAATCGAGGTAGTTGATGCGGAAATACTAAAGTGTTAAAGTTTTGTTAAAGTAGTTAAATTATAGTTGTAGTTTGATAATCTACCGTATCTTTGAATATCAAAATTAAACAAATAGAAATTATGAAAACTACAAACGAAACATTAAGACAAGCATTTGAAAACGGAACTTTAGTAACTTTTAGAACTGAAACATCAAGAGAAACAAATGTAAAAATAGTTAAATTAAATACAGATGATGTAGAAAATAAAGAATTTACATTTGAAACTTCAAAAGGCGAAAGATATACAAGATTTTCAAATAACATTTCTTTCTAACAAAAAATCAGGGATGCGACTGAACAACGCATTATTTTTACCTCAAAAATTGCGTAATTAAAATAAATGAATTACTTTTGATTCAAACTTATGAAAAAACTATTATTACTTTTACCGTTTATGTACGCTTTTCAATGTGAAGCACCAATAGACAACGAACCAAACAACTGCCAATGTTATAAAGAAACTATTTGGCTAAACAACGGTGTTGATACTGTTCTAATTGAACAGATTGAAGCACCTCAATACAAGTGTGAGCAATGGGGTTACGGTGACGAATATTTACCGATTCCAAAAAGCGAGTTTTTAAGTAGATTTCACGAAATATGCGAGTAACAATATACCTAAGTAATTATCATATTTTAGGGGGTGTCGAAACATTCGTTAACAACTTCCTAAAAAGAATGTCAAAGCACTTAGATTTAACTTTGCTTTATGACAACGTAGATAGTTTTAGTTTACTTTTAAAAGCCTCACAATTCGCAAATGTAGAAAAGATTGATAAATCAACTATTCACAAATGTGATGTTTTTATTTGTGCTAGTGCATGGGGATTTGAACCGTACAACAATGTAGAAGCTAAAAAGTATATTCAGATGATTCATGCGGACTATACTTACTACATAAAAGGGTGGAATTTCAGTTACACAAAGCATCCAAAAGTTACGCATCATGTTTGCGTAGGTCAAACCGTTGCAGACGCTTTTAAAATAGCCACACCACATAAAGCTGATGCTATTATATACAATCTGCTCGATAATGAAATTAAACCCGTTACAAAGCCTAAAAATGATAAATTACATTTAATCACTTTAAGCCGTATATCAGGAGAAAAAGGATTTGATAGAATGTTAAAGTTAGCCGAATTGATACCGTGTGATTATGTTTGGCACGTTTGGGGAAATATTAATTCAGAATACGCAAAGCAAATAGTTAGAAGTTTTAAAAAGTTTCCTAATGTAATCTTTCACGGAGTAACAACAGAACCTTATAAAGAGATTGAGAAAGCCGATTATTTAGTTCAGCTAAGCGATACAGAGGGGTATTGTTATTCAGTTATAGAGGCATTACAATTACAAACACCTTGTATAATTACACCTTTTACAAGTGGTAAAGAACAAGTAAAAGATAAAATTAACGGGTATGTAGTTGATTTTGAATTAAAAAACATTAACTTTGATGAAATTATTAATAACATTCCAACTTTTGAACCTTATAAAGATATAAGTAGTGAGGAAGATTGGTTAAAAATTATATTATAATGGTAACAATAAAATGTATCAAACCGATAAAAGACATTTCTATAGGTAGACTAAGAACAGCTAACGAAGTATTCACCACAACACCTGAAAGAGCCGTAGAAATGCAGAACGGATTAGGGGTTAAATTTAAAGACTATTTTGTAGTGCAGAAAGTTGCAAAAGTGCAAACAAAAACAACAAAAAAACCAACGGTAAAAAAAGCCGATAAGGATAAAAAATAAACAAATGGGAATAAAAAAGTACATAGAAACACCTCAAAAACTATGGGAACTTTTTGCTGCTTATAAAAAAGAGGTAAAAGAAAATCCTATAATTATAAAAGACTGGGTTGGTAAAGACGCCGATACTGTTTATAGAGAAAAAGAAAAGCCACTAACAATGGTAGGTTTTGAATGTTATGTTATGGAACATAGTGATATAACTTATCCTGATTTGTCACATTATTTTGAGAATAAAGATGGTAGATATAGTGATTTTGTCCCTATCTCATCACGTATAAAGGCAGAAATTCAAAACGACCAAATAACCGGAGGAATGGTTATGATATATTCTCAAAATATTACAGCACGTTTAAATGGGTTAGTTGATAAAAAAGAAACCGAAACTACAATAGTTGAAAAAACTCCTATATTCAACGAGAACGGATTAGATTAATATTATGCCAATCTATGAACCAGTTACAAATACTTATAAAATAAACAAACACTTTGCTTTATGTAAAGATGAACCGCTTATTATTCAACAAGGTTCACAAGGTGCTTCCAAAACAATTTCAGATTTAATGCTCATTATTGATTGGTTTAGAAATAATCCAAAAAAAGAAATAACTATTTGTTCTGCAGAAAAAACAAAGTTGATTGACACAGCATTTAATGACTTGAAAAAAATATGTCTTGATTGGGGTATTTGGGATGAGTTTAAATGGAATGACAACAAGTCAGTGTTAAGTTCAAAAAGCAGTAAAACCGGATTTATTGAGTTTATTGGGTTAGATAAGGATGATATAGGAAAAGGTCGTAGGAGAGATTTAATTTACATAAATGAGGTTAACAAAGTTCCTTATAATAAATTCTTTGATATTAGCCAAAGAGCAAAAAAAGTAATTTGTGATTACAATCCCGACAAAAGATTTTATATTCACGAACTAATTAATGATATAAATTTTATTAAATTAGACTTTACAGGAAATGAAAAGTTATCTAAAGAGGAAATTAGAAACATTTTAGGTTATAAGAAAAAGGGTTATTTACTTGATGAGAATGACGATTTTGTTTTAGATGCAAACGGAAATAGAACAATACTAAATCAATTCTTTGCAAACAAATGGCAAGTATACGGCGAGGGTAATTTAGGTCAAGTAGAGGGTAGAATTTATAATTGGAAGTCAATTCCTTATGCGGAGTTTTTAAACCTAAACAAAGAGTCTTATTTTGGTGTCGATTGGGGAACGGTTGACCCGTTTGCAATAGTTGAGGCTAAGTATCACGATGGGAATTTATACATACATGAACATAATTACGCTAGTGAGAATGAAATAAGACGTTCTTTATCATCAATGGATTTACATTCAATTAACGGAGCAGACGAGGATGGTTTAGTAAGTTGGTTATTCCAAAAGTTAAACATACCTAAAAAGAAAATAATTGTTTGTGATAATAACAGACCTAATAAAATCGTATCTTTGCGTAGAGTTGGTTATGAAAGTGCGGTTGCAGTTGGCGGTAAATCAAAACTGTTAGACCGTATTCAAATGTTACAAGGGTTAAACATTTACTTTACTGATACGTCAAAGAATATTGAACTAGAGCAAGAGAATTATTGTTATCAAAAAGACAAGTTTGGAGTAGTTCAGGAAGAACCAATAGACCAAGATAATCACACGATTGATGCCGTTGCTTACGTCGTTCAAAAGATGTTTGATTTTGGAGTAATAAAAAAAATATAACAAAAAAGCTATTTATATTAAAAATTAATATATATTTGCATAACATAAACCGTTTCATGTAGTGATTACAGCGAACAACACAACAACAAATTAAGGATAACCTTTGTATTTATATACTTAGGCTATCCTTATTTATTTTAATATGGGAAGATTTAATTTTAGTTTTGATTGGGGAAAACAACCGTTATCACTTACTCGTGACGAATCGGGTAATTGGTTTACTGAAATGTTTAGGGCGGGTGCTACTTCAAAAGAGTACACTAACTATCAGCAGAAACTAAATGCAGTTCTTTTAAATCCCGCTTGTACAAAAGTATTCAAATTAAATTGTGATTTGTTTTCGTTAGGTAAGGTGAACCAATACCAAAACGATGAGTTAAAAGAAATTAACTATTTATATTCGATTAAGAAACAACCTAATTTCTTTCAGAGTTGGACTCAATTCTTTTGGGATTATATGTTTTGGAAAATGTTAGGACAAGCTATTTTGTATCGCACTAACAATGTAATGAATGAAAGCACTCAATTATATTGGTTAAACCCCGCTAATTTTGATTTTAGTAATGGTAAAACAAAGTTTAGTAAAATGGTGTTTAGTAAAAAATCGTTTGATGATTTACAAAAAGAAACATTAAAATATACGTTTGAAGATGGCACTACTTCTGATATTCGCATTTCTGATTTAACTTTCTTCTTTGATACTACAAATGGTATCGGCGGGAATTGGTATTTAGGTAATAGCGTTTTAGATAGTTTATATAAAGTAATATCTAATTCCGAACAAGCGTTAAATGCTAAAGCCGTGAACCTTGAATTTAGTCAGCAGTTTATGGCTAGTCAAAAGAATGACAGTTTAAGCGAAATACCGTTAGGGGATGAGGATAAAGAAAGTATTGAAACAGTTTTAAGAAGTGGGAAAAAAGTTCATGCGGTTAAAAAACCCGTTGATATAAAAAGATTTGTAGATGATATTGCACGATTAAAATTAGATGATAGTTTCTATAATGACTATTTTATGATAGGCACAATGTATGGAATCCCTAGAGATGTGCTAGAAGCTAATTTAAGAGGTTCTACATACGAAAACCAAGAGAAAGCAACGGCAAGACACGTCGAGTATAGTTTAAAACCAAGCGGGCAAGATTTAACAGATAAGTTTGAGATACTTTTTGGCTTAGAAGATTTACGCATGGAGTGGAGTCACTTAATGTTTAACCAAGTATTTGAAAAGGAAAAACAAGAGGTTATTAAATTGAAGTTGGAAAATGAGCAGTTAGCTAAAGAATTAGGAATTAAAATTGAAACGTTATGAGTACTAAATTAAGCAATGCAGAAATAGAGAAAGCCTTAAAAGATGAGCAAATTGCTAAAGAGAAAAAAGCAAAGTTAAAAGCCTTGAAAGAGGAACAAATTATAAAAAAATGATAGTAGTTAAAGAATTTCAAGATAGACAATTTACCACTAAGGAAGAATTGTTTACAGCGTTAAGAGAAAACAAAAATACTCTTATTGCTCAAAAGAAAATGATTACTAAAGAAGCCGATGCGACGTTTCACTATGTAGGTATTGAAAATGATAAAGGTGAAGTAGTAAAAGCCGAAGCGA